TGCCTGACCCATTCGCCCCATCATCCCCTATAATAAGGACATGACAAACAAACTTCCCACCAACCTGCAAGACCGTTACGAGGTACGCGACGGGTTCATCATCAAGAAGGGCGAGACTGACCCCGCCATCTTCGCTGCCATGGAGAGCATCAAGGCAGACATGGCACGAGAGACGGCACGCCGTGATCGCATCCGTGCTGGTCTCGAACCCGCTGGACAGTGGGGAGTCTGGCACATCAGCGACCGCCACTGAGGCGCTGACCGACTAGGATACACACAACACACAAACACAGGACACACATCATGAACGGTTGGGCAAACTACGAAACCTGGAACGCTGCTCTCTGGATCGGCAACGATGAGTTTCTCTACAACACTGCTAAGGCATGTGTGACATACAGAGAGGCAGGCATCGAGACACCATGGGACAAGTTCGTGCGGTGCATGTGTGAGGGGCAGATTGGTCGTATGCTCTGCAAGACAGGCGACGGCGTGGCATGGGATGACCCCGCCATCGATGCAGACGAGATGAACGAGATGCTCTGGGAGCTCTGAGCATACAGCACAGCGGGGCAGGGGTGGACAGTATTGTGCCGCCCCCTAAACCGTCCAAGGGTCGCCAAGCGAAAATCGAAGGGTCCCTCTAACCTACAAAAGTATCCAGACGATCGATAAATATTTTACGAAATGGTTTTTTCAAAACCTTGAATTCTAAAAAAATTTCCCAGCAAAAAAATGCCCCAAAAAGTTGACTTTAAAGATTATGATGAAATTTTGGCAAACTTTGATGAGTTTTGCGATGAGTTTGAAAGTAAGGCGTCCAATGCATTCTTGAGAGGTGATCAAAACGATGGAAGAGTTACTGCAGAGGCAGAAAGAGTTGGAGACGGCACTCCTGAAGCTGTCCGAGAGGTTAGAGAACCTGGACCAACGGATTTGCCAGCTAGAGAGACCACAATTGATGTACAGGCGTCCAGAGACGAGCAAGCATGAGACGCTAAGTGACACTTTAGATTATCTACATAACAATGTAGAAGGAATAAAGAAAGACTTAGTAAAAGTAGCAAAGGCAGTGTAGTATGGCATATCTAGCAAGCACTGAAACGGTCGATACAGCGTCTTCGGATGGTACGTGTGTGTATGGTGCCGAAGCACTGGGTGGAACGCCCGTAGAGACGACTGTGAAGGTCAATGACGAGACATTAGAGATCATAGCGGGTACACCTTTTTATGAATGTGATGACATCAGTGATATCACAAAGATCAATCCGTTAAGTCCTTTACCATGTCAACCAGGAACTAGGAGACTTACTCCAACAGTGAACACCACTGTCTATATCAATGGGAAGTTACCTGCAGTTACTGGGGACGATGCACAGTTAGTGATAGGAGGTTCACCCAGACCCTTGACAGGACCGTTCCAACATCCTACAATAGTAATTGGTTCACGTTTAACAAGTTAATTATGGCAAAAGCACGAGTTGGTCTGAGTGGTGGTTCTTACGTCGAGAGCAAACCGAAGACTACGAAGCAAGGTTCATCGAAGAATACGAAGTATGCGGCAACATCTCGGAATAACGCGAAGAAGCGTTACAGGGGTCAAGGTCGATGAATTTAATTTGCAATCTCCCTGCTGAGAAGGTATGGGTTCGTAAGGAATATCTTCGAGATCATGTTGATGGGCATGGTGAGTTTGTGGAGGGCGTCTGGGTGTCGGCAAAGTCGATACCTGGGCGTGCTTTTTATTTTGAGACTTATTTGCCAAGTTATGGGGCAATGTATGATAAGTTACCGATAAGCGCATTTCTCCGAGCGCCGAAAACACCGACGCCCGATATGTCTCTAGAGAACCTACAATTTTGGAATTGTATGGACTATGGAGTAGTTGCGATCAATAAGGGGTTCGTATCCTCTATGGATTGTGAAGTGCGAACAAGAGATCACGGATTGTTACGAGGACAGTATCTGTTTACGTTAGATAACTACCATGCGAACATTGATGTGATAGATAATAATGTGAGTGAAGTTCCACAGGAGCATAAGTCACATAACTGTATTGCGTTAGAGAATGGTCAATATGCATTGTATCCTAATAACAGGATGCGTCTGTATGACCTCTCTATCACGCCTGAAGACCCCTTAACACCTGATTTCAAGGTAAGTACCATAGAGTATCAAGTTGAAGCAGGAACAGACTGGGGGCGATTAGGCGACACTGATGATTATTTTTGGGAAACTAATGCTGAACGAAAACTACGGACGGAGACCACAGATGGACAAGAGAGTGGACAAGAGTGAAGACTTTAAACAGTCTGGAATGACACTCATTACGGAAATCGATAGTGAGCGTTACCTGAAGAAAGCGAGGAAGATGAAGGAAGAAGATAACGATGGTTTCTTCGATAATCAAGAGGAGTGGGCGGACGGATTTTGTGGTAAGTGATAAATAGTAACAGCCTATTGCTGTGTCTAAATGCCTACCTTTCAGACATTCAAAGATCTGAGTGTAACATTTAAGAAACATCCTGTAACTAACGATTTGGTGCAGGTGAAAGATAAGGCAGCCATTGTACAAGCGATGACTGCCTTAATTCTTACTAGAAAGGGGGAAAGACTATTTCAACCTGAGTTAGGTTGTGATGTACAGAGCATTTTATTTGAACCATTGGATTTTGGTAGTGCTGGACTAATCAAGTCAAGTATTAAGGAGACATTGGTCAGATATGAACCACGAATTCGTGTCAATGATGTTCTCTGTACTGTAGATTATGATAACAACGGATATGAAGTAGAAGTATACTACACGATCATTGGTAGAGAAGATCAACCAGTAGGTATTCAATTCTTCTTAGAGCGTACACGATAATGCCTTATACTCAGGTTGCCAATTTAGACTTTGAGGACATCAAAGTTGCTCTGAAAGAGTATCTCAGAGCACAAACAGAATTTACCGACTACGACTTTGAGGGAAGTGCGTTATCTAACCTCATTGATGTATTGGCGTATAACACGTACTACACGGCGTTTAACACCAATATGGTAGTCAATGAACTATTCATTGAAAGTGCCACCTTGAGAGACAATGTGGTGGCGCTGGCAAAGCAATTGGGTTACAGACCCAAGAGTGCAACTGCACCAACTGCTTATGTGTCATTTAAAGCGACCTATCAGAACTCTACAACTGATACTGAGTTGTTTTTGAAAGCAGGCACAGGATTTATTGCATCCTATGATAACAATGTGTATCAGTATGTTGTTACTAGTGATGTAAAGGCACAGGTTGCAAATCAGATTGCGACATTTACGAATGTACCAGTAAGAGAGGGAACATTCCTTACAAATACATTCATTGTCAATACTGCACTGAAGAACCAGAGATTTATTCTTGACAACCGTAACATTGACACCAATACCATTAGAGTAAAGGTATATCCTACTGGTAGTGGTATCAACGAACCATATTTGGCAGCAGATAACATCCTCGATGTTGATAGCACATCAAAAGTCTTCTTCATCGATGAGATTGAAGATGAAAGATATGAAATTATTATGGGTGACGGTGTACTAGGTGCAAAACTAGACAACGGTGCTCGTATTGAGGTTTCTTACATCACTACAGCTGGTCCAGAGAGCAATGGCGTCAGAACTTTCGTCTTCTCTGGTGTTCTAGAGAACGTAAATGGTGTTACACCTAATGTTGACATCTCAATCACTTCTACTGTCGCCTCTGCAGGCGGTGAAGAGATCGAAAGCACCTCTAAGATCAAATATACCGCTCCTAAGGCATACGGCACACAGGACCGTGCAGTGACCGCTCAGGACTATGAGGCAATCGTTCGTAGAGTGTATCCTGCAACCAGTGATATCATCATCTTTGGTGGTGAAGACCAGGATCCTCCACAATACGGTAAAGTCTTCATTGCATTGAAACCAAAAGATGCAAGTTATATCACTTCTTTGACTAAGAACGAGATTGTTACAGAATTAGAGAAGTATGTTGTTGCATCTATCGAACCAAGACTGGTTGACCCTTCA